GGCTCACTTGCTTGAAGGTTTCCAGTCCACTGTTATAATCGCATCCAGCTCACCGCTGCCGCCACACACCGGGCAGGGTACATGCACGTCCTCGCGGCTGCCCTCCTCCGTTCCCCAGAACCAGCCGTTGCCCTGGCAATAACCACACTTGTGACCGGTACTGACGAAGTTCTCACGGTTAGGCCCCTTGCACATATAAGTAGGCGGGCAGATATCCAGTTGTTTCTCGATCTTACTCATTGCGTTGTCTTTTTAATTATATTATTTACTGCCATTCTCCAAAGCCCCCAGTTCCCAAATCACGTATTTGCCGGTGGAACCGCGGTACCGCCCTTTGCTGTACGCCACATAGCCCTCCACCCATATCTTCAGGTCGGCATCGTACATCACGCTCGTGGCCGCGTCACCCTTCGGGTTCTTGCCACGCGCGTGGCTGATGATGATGAACAGCTTGTCCGGGAACTCCTCCTTCAACTGGATATAGTCACCGTAGGTCATACGCGTGTACTGGAAGCTGTCGATCACTACAATGTTGTAGCTCTTGTGACGGCGAAGGCGTTCCTTCAACGCGGGGACGTCCTCCTTGATGAAAGCCAGATGACGGCTCACACCCGCCATACCGAAACGCCTCAGGTTGTTCTGGACTGTCAGGCGCGTGCCCTCCTCCAGGGAATCGACCGCAATACGGTCATACTTGCACAGTTCCTTGCACAACTGCATCACGAAAGAGGTCTTCCCGTTCCCGCTGTTGCCCCAGATGAACCATACTCCGGTACGTTCCGGGGTGTCGAAGGCCTCCTTCCACTTCCCTTCGAAAGGGAACACCTCATACTTCTTGCTGAGGATATCCTTCACACTCAATGCACGCTTCATGGTCAGAAAAGTTTTAGTTGCCGGATATCGTCAATCTTGTCAAGGACAGCCTGGCGGGCGGCTCCATGCATCTTCTTATGGCAAAGCATCCAGCCCAAAGCCCACAGAAGGGCATTATCACGGGTGGAGAACTGTCCCCATTTACGTCCCGGATTGAAACCAGCACCGGAACTGTTCACCTGCATGTGCACACCGGCAACCCACCAGCCGTCCTGCTGTCCCACAAGGGCGTCAAGGTAGTCGCGACCATTCCGGTAAACGGTCACCGTCTCGTATTCCCTCAAGACCGGGTAATCGCTCCAGGGAGCGGGAAGCTGCTCGCGACCGTCGATCTTTAAGTATTCAAATTTGTTTTCCATATCCTTTAAATTACGTTTGAACGGTATTTGAACGGGTTACAAATCACTCATGCGCTTCACCTTGTGGATGGAATCCTTCACGCGGCGAAGGTCATAATCGCAGGCGGCAGCCTCCTTCATCACGACATCGATATCCTGCCGGGAAGTCAGCCCGTTCGCCGTACAAATGGTATAGACATCGTTCTGGTCCGTCGGTTCCAAAGTGAAGAACTTGCGCCCGATACGGCTGAAAAATTCCTTATAACCGGGTTTCTGGTACTTCAACCCGTTACTGATACGCTTGACGATATAATCGGTACTCAGGAAAACGACACCGCATTTCTCCTCCAGTTTGTTGTACAGGCTGATAAAGTAGTGGAACACCGGTTCGGTCAGCTTGTCGGCTTCATCGAACACGAGCAGAGGCGCGTCCATCTGGATGATGTCATCCAGGATAAGCCCCCAGACCTCGCGGATATTGCAGCCTTCGGTGCGGATCCCGACCGTGCGGGCAATCTCACGGACAAAGTCACCCTTCTTCATGTCTTCGGAACAAAGGATATAAAAAACCTCCTTGTGGTCCTGAAGGTACACCCGGGCGGTAGTACTCTTGCCGCAACCGGCCTCGCCGGTCACCCAGCGGACATTACGCCAACGCTGCGCGTCGGAAAGCACCTCGGTTATCTCCTGATATGCGCCCGTCTCAACGATCTGCCAGCCGGGTGTGCCCATACCTCCGACCTGGGAGGCCACGTTACGGAACATCTCATCGCTGATGTTCTCGAAACGGCCGTTCAGGATATTACTGACAGTGCCCACACTGACACCTTTCAGACTGCCCGCAGCCTTCGTCTGGCTCGGGTATTTGGCCACGTAAGCGCGAAGGCGCTCACTGATGGCATTCTTTTCTTTCATTGTAATTTCCATAACCAATCTTATTTTTATAATCAATTTTCTTTAAAATTTTCCGACTATCTTCCGTTTGTCCACCTCGCGACGACCGAGCTGGTCCCAGCTTATATTGCTGATCACCTTGGTGGAACGTCCCAGGGCGATTTCTTCCGGAGGCTGGCTGTACTTCCTTGTACGACGGTCTATCTGCCGCTGTACCTCGGCCGTGATACCTTTCAGTTTCGGAGTGTTCAGACCGTGCTGTTCGGGGGCCACTCCGTGCTCGTACTCTATTTCCTTGGCGACCACCTGACGTTCCACACGGTCCTGTACATTGGCCTCCTGTTCCCGGCGGATGAAGGCGGCCTCGCCTTCCCCCTGATCCTGGATGGCACGGTGGATGACCATGTAGGGCTCGGCGACACGCTCAAAACGGAACTCTCCGCCCTTGTCCCTCCAGTACAGCCGGACGCTGCCGAAATCATACGGGTCATACTTGACATAGAACTGCTTGTAGGTATTCCGGCGGCGCCATTCATGATCCGGAACGCCCGGGGAGGAATACACCTCATAAGTACGGGGCTTGCCGCCGATCGTGACCTCGATACCGGAAGAAGTGAACGTGCTCGGGCGGGAAGTCATCACCCAGAAGATATCCACCATGTCACGTGCCGTCACCACTTCCGTCTCCTCGTTCACGCTGGTGTTGTACATTTCGATCCGGGAAATGCCGGTGGCCGGATGCTTCATCTCGTTCCACTCCCGGCGTGCCTCGACATATTTTGCCTTCAGTTCGGCAAGGGTATAAAGTTTGTCCTTGTTGGCCTCGATGAACTCAAGGTTCGGACGGCTGGATGCCTTCTTGGTGGTGATGTTCTGCCCGGTAAACCGCCAGTCCTTATGCAGGACCTGACTCTGGAAACGGCCGAAAGCCGACTCGATAGTTTTCGACTGGCCGCTGTAGGGAGCAGTCGGACGGTGGATATGGCTGATCTTTGCCAGCAGACCGTCCGACACGCGCTCCAGTTTCTTGTGGCCGCCCTGGTTGTCATGGACCAGCTCGTAAGGCTTGTGCCCGCTTGTTTGGAGTGCCATGCGGTAAGCATGGTACTGCGCCTCGTAATTCTCGTTCTCGCTGATATGGAAGCCCAACAGCACCTCGCTGTAGGCATCCATGACCTCGTACACGCCGATGGTGCGGACATTGTCGTGTTCATCCCTGTAGTAGAGGTTCAGCTTCGTACCGTCACCGTACCACAGGCTGTCGCGGCGGCAGGGAAGCTCGGTCTTGTGCTTACGGCCGTAACGCTGATGCGCCTTCATCTCCCCATAGACCGCATCATACCACAAAGGCTCGATACGGGGACTGGTAAGCCATTCACGCAGGCTGCGGGCACTTTTCAGGGGTTTCCAGCCACGTTCCGGGGCAACACGATTGTACTCCTCGAAAATCTGCATGTCGGTATAGACAGGGACGCGGCTCCGTTTCAGCGCCACGAGGTAACGTCCGGCTTCCTCTTCGATCTTCAGCGTGTTCCTGTTACCATATTTACCGCTGACCAGTATCGCGTAGTTCTGCGGCCTGTATTGCTTCATAAGGCTCTTCAGGCGACCCTCGCTGCCCGGAAGGGTATGCGCATACTCCTCACGCCATTCCTCAACCCTAAGAAGCAACGTTTCCCATACATTACGGCTGCTACCCAGCATGTTGCGTTTCGGGCGAAGCGTGTCCAGCTCACTGATCAGCGCGTTAAGCACGGAGGCGTTCCATACATACTCAACCTGGATCCGTTCGGGAAGGGGAACTTCCTCGCCGTTCTTGTCATAGCGGTACTCCTCGAAGAACCGCTCCGCATTCTCGTCTTTTTTCACTTTGCTCAAAATCATTTCACGTATCATTTTCTGTTCAGGGTCACCGTAACGATCGACCCATCGACGTTGGTACTTTTCGGGAAGAGAGGAATAGATGTATAGCGCGTATCCACCTTCACCGCCACCACGATGGGCACTTTGGATATTGCCACGGGCGACATTCTGGCGTAAAGTAGTACCTCGTATGACAGGATCATCACCAGAAGTCAGTTCCTCATAGGTTACACACAATGCTTTCTTGTAGTATTCCATCTCCCTGTTCGATTATCACTCCTCCAAATCATTCAAAGGGACATGCCTTTTTATCAGTCTCGCTGAAACCACGAAGTTCAACACGACGACAAACTCCAGCAGCGGGTGGTCAAAGACCACGGAAAGCAGGATCCCGAAACTCAGACAGAAGTAAAGCACGCAAAGACGCTGCTTATAGTTCAGACGCATAAACCAGCGCAGCTGGTCACCGAACAATGCCATCAACTCACTTCTCATCGCTTTCCTTCTTTTGAGGGTTACCACCTACCTTGGTTCCACCGCGCTCGATGGCGAGCTTACGGATAGAACGGGCCAACTTACTGTTCTTGCGGAACGCAAGGGAGTGGGAAACCATTTCCCGGGAACAACCCAGCAAACCGGCTATTTTACCCACCTCGCTGTATTCTACGACTATTCGTTCTTTCATAATTTGCTGATAAGTTAAATTATTGTAGCGGGCGGTCGCGGACTCGAACCGCGGACCATGGCCTCTCCCTTGCAGGAGTTTGGCGTGTTCTACCAACTGAACTAACCGCCCGGAAAATCTATCGGAGCTCTTGTATTGCATCCTCCGGAACACATATCACAGTCCAAACCTGGCCATCTTTCATATAATCGACATCATATTCACGACCGAAAGTACAAATGTTATAGTCCCAGTCGCGGATTACGCCATCAATAACTTCACCGTTTCTCTTGGTGATTCTTACACTTTGTCCCTTTTTAAATTTTGCTTCCATTTTCTTCTTTTTATATTTCTCATTGTCACCTCAAGCCTTTTTTGTAGCTTTGGGGCGGTGTTCACACTTTGAACACGTGGCAAATATAAATCATCTTTCGCAAATTGCAAAACAATTCGCGAAATTATTTCGCAAAACATAAAAAACAATGAATAAAAAAGAAAGATTAGAGGCTATTATAAAGCATTACAGTGACGGGAAGCCCTCTGTTTTTGCAAAGTTAATAGGGGTTGCTCCCTCAACTATAAGCTCGTGGCTGTCGCGGGATACACTTGATTACGATCTTCTTTTTGCAAAATGCGAAAACATATCATCAGAATGGCTTTTGACTGGTAGGGGAGAGATGATTAATATACAAACTGCCACTTTTAATAATAAAACTACCCTGCCACAAAAAGAAAGTACGGGAATAGAAGACAAATTATTAGCAATTATAGCAGATAAAGATGCCACTATCCGAGAGATGGCAGAGGAAATAGGTGTACTTAAGCAAACAATCGTGCAACTTAAACAGGACAATTTGGGGCGTGTTTCAGGTGCGGAGAGTTCAAAACTTGCAGGTGCCGGGTAAAACGAGTTTTATGGGGCAAAGGGGGTAAGAATAAGTAAAGCGTTGGTTTATAGAACAATAAATTAAAATATAGGGGAGTAAATAATTATTTATAAAATAATGTTTATCCCCTGCAATAGTTCATATACAAAGGAAAATAAGGGACAAAAAAGAAGTATTCATATAAAAAACACGAACAAAACAGCCCCAAAATGTAACTCCAAATGTAACTCCAATCAAAACGTTTCGTTTTTCCATAACCTTTTTTGTAACTCCAAACGTAACTCCAAGTGTAACTCCTCTCCATTTATTTGACCATTCAAACCGTTCAAATAAAAAGCAATTTCTTATTGACATACTATTACACAAAAAAAGCCGCAAAAAGCGGCTTTATAGACGTTCTAAGGCTGTTTCAGCCCTTTCTGGTAGTCTTTATCAGGTGCGACTGGATAATCATCGCACGTTTCGTGTATTTTACGGC